CAAGCTGATGTAGGAGGTAATAATATATCTCTTAGAGTACTTAAGAATAGGTTTGCTGGTGATGTAGGACTAGCTGATACATTAGTTTATAATAAAGAAACTGGTCGTATTGAAGAGGTTACTGATGTTTTTGAAGGGGATGAATTTTGAAACTAATTATTGACATAGAAACATCAGAAGGAGGGGACAGTGAGTCAGATTTTTAGGAAATGTTTGATTTGTGCTACTGATTTTATTCCAAAACATAAAGCACAAGTACTTTGTGGGAAGAAGGAATGTAAATTAAAAAGGCGACAACTATTGTCTAACACCGAACATCGAAAACAACAAAGACATAAATATTATGTTGATAATAGGTTAGAATGGAAGAGTAGGCACGGTCTTACGAAAAGAGAAGCCGCTGCATTTACTTTAAATAAAAAGTGTGAAATATGTGGTAAAACTGATAGGTTAATTGCTGACCACTGCCATACTACAGGTGTTATAAGAGGTGTTCTTTGTGGACAATGTAATACAGCCATAGGACTATTAAACGATACTTTTGAGGGGGTTAAAAAAGCTTATGATTATTTATTTCGATTTAGAAACTAATGGCTTATATGATACAGTATCAACTGTACATTGTATTGGATTACAAATTAATGATGGGGATACTAAAGTATATACATCAAGACCTATTAAAGGTTCTGCTGGTACTATTGAGGAAGCACTAGACCTATTACAGAAAGCAGATACTATAATTGCTCATAATGGTATATCTTATGATATCCCTGTTCTTTATAAGTTATATCCCACATTCACATATAAAGCTTGTATTGATACTTTTTTATTAAGTAAACTATGTTATCCTAATCTGAGGGTAACAGATGCCTTGCATAAGACTGTCCCTCCTAAACTTACTGGGAGCCACTCTATTGCTGGTTGGGGGTATAGACTCAGGACTTTAAAGGGTACTTATGGTAAACAAGAAAATGCTTGGGATATATTGACGGAGGAAATGGTTGAATATTGTCGACAAGATGTTAAAGTAATGTATAAATTACATCTTAAACTACTACAAAAAAATGTACCTCCTAAAGCTCTTTGGCTTGAACAAGAATTTGCTAAAATAATTAGTAGACAAGAGAAGTATGGGTGGTTCTTTGATGTAAAGAAAGCTCAAAAACTACATGTAGAACTTCTTACTGAGGCTGAGAGAATAAAGACAGAGGTCTTTAGAACTTTCACACCATTACCTACTTGGATGCCTATGAAAGAGGTTGCACAGTATAATAAAGATGGTGGTGTGAGTAAGGTGTACCAAACTCAAGTTAATAAGGGTGCTATTATGGATGCTAAGAGAGGCTGGGGTAGATATGAGAGTCTTACCTTTAATCCCTCAAGCAGAGACCACATAGCCCGTTGGCTTCAGGAAGTATATGGATGGAAACCTGAGGAGTACACTGAAAAAGGAAGTATAATTATTAATGAGAAAGTACTTAATAAATTAGAGTTTGATGAAGGAAAACTACTAGCTAGTTACTTTACTGTTGCAAAATTAGTAGGCAATTAGCTGAGGGTGATAATGCTTGGTTAAAAAAGGTAGGTAAAGATGGTCGTATGCATGGCTCCATAGACACACTAGGAGCAGTTACGAGAAGATGTACACATAGTAAGCCTAATGTGGCTCAGGTGCCTTCAAATAGAGCATATAAAGGACATGAGAGCAGGAGCCTCTTTGGTGTGTCAAAAGGTAAGAAACTAGTTGGTTGTGATGCTGATGGCTTAGAGCTAAGAACACTCAGTCATTATATGGCTTTATATGATAATGGTGTATATGCAGCAGCTGTTGACCAAGGTAAAAAAGAGGATGGAACAGATATCCATACACTTAATCAAAGAGCTGCTGGTCTTCCTACTAGAGATGATGCCAAAACATTCATCTATGCCTTTCTTTATGGGGCTGGTGATGAAAAGATTGGGAGTATTGTAGGTGGTGATGCTAAGAAAGGTAAGGCTCTAAAAAGGAAGTTTTTTAAACAAGTACCTGCCATTAAAGAATTAATTAAACAGGTAAAAGCAAAAGCTGAGGCACAGGGCTACCTTTTAGCTCTAGATGGGGCAAAATACTACATAAGGTCACCTCACTCAGCTTTAAATACACTACTACAGGGGGCTGGTGCCTTAGTTATGAAGTATTATTTAATTCAATTAGATAAAAACTTAGAAAAAGTATATACTAACTCAAAAAATAAGGAAGTACAATACGAATTTGTTGGTAATATCCACGATGAGGTACAGATAGAGTGTGATGAAGATATAGCAGAAGATGTGGCTAAAATAGCTGAGAAAACATTTGAGGATATTACAGCACAATTAAAATTTAGAATACCATTACGAGGTAGTGCTAATATAGGAAATAACTGGGCTGAAACCCATTAAAAGAAAAGGATATAAAACAAATGAATGAATATGGTATTTATAAATGGAATTACTTGAGAAATACATGCAGACTATCTTCTTCTCATCTTGAGACAGAGATGTTTGAGGAGGAGTACTTAGAGTGGCAGAGTGCTATGGCTGAGCTTATTGAGCTTGGTATATTTGGACAAAAAGCATTAACTCACTTGGTTGATATAATAGATGCTTTTTGTGATATGGAGTTTGTACTTCTAGGGAGTAAAGCTAAAGGTGATTTTGATGCTAGAAAGGATAGAATATTAGAGTATGTTTATAATACTACAATAGCCACTTTACAAACTGGGTTCATTAGAAATCCAAGTAGTATAATAAATGAGGCAAGAGGTTTTGTCCTTGAAGCTAATAATATGAAGCCATTAGTAAACACAAAGAGTAAGGTTTTGAAGGGCGATGATTGGGTAGACCCTAAGCACCTTATACATGAGTTATTAACAAGATGTATATACTAAGAGTAAAGCCATTATCCGCTAATAATATGTACTTAGGTAAGAAGGTAAAATCTTATGAATATAAACAGTATGAGAAAACTGTATTGTCTATATACCTAATGATTTTATTGTACCAAAAGGTAAATTAAAATTAAATATAAAAGTAGGGGTTAGTTCCCCTTTGGCTGATGTAGATAATATACTGAAGCCTTTTATAGATTGTTTACAGTTGAAATATAATTTTAATGATAAAATGATTTATAAGCTTATAGTAGAGAAAGATAATGTACCAAAAGGAAGTGAGTTCATCAAGTTTAGTTTAAAGGAGAAGGTATGATTTGTTTAATAGATGCTGATAGTATATTATATAAGTATGCTAGTATTTATCAAGAGGTGTTCTCTTGGGACACAGAAAATATAACAATTGAGACAGACTTAGCAACAGCAAAAAAAGACATGGTGTTCTTCATAGAAGGCATTAAGCAAAAGAACAAATGTACTTCTTATGAATTAATACTATCACCTTCAAGGACTTTTAGGTATGATGTAGATGAGACTTATAAGGCAAACAGAAAAGCCCCTGACTTTCCTTTACTGCTTATGGAACCTTTAAGAGATTTTATGGTTTCTGAGTTAGGTGCTTACAGGTGTATAAATATTGAAGCAGATGATTATGTAGTTGCAAAAGCAACAGGTGATTCTGATAAGTATATTATCTGTCATATTGACAAAGACTTAAATCAAGCTAAGGGAAAACACTATAATTATAACACTCAAGAAAAGTATACTGTGACAGAAGAGGATGCTGATTTCTTTTTTTACCAGCAGGTCTTAGAGGGAGATAGTGTTGATAACATTAAAGGATGCCCTGGTATTGGTAGAGTAAAGGCTCTAAAATTACTAACAAGTGTAACCCCTGATAAATACTGGGAGACTATCGTAGCTGCCTACGAAAAAGCTGGGGGTACAGAAGAGGATGCTATAAGGAATGCTAGGCTAGTTCGTATGTTAAGACATGACGAATATTCATTTGAAACAGGAGAAATAATATTATATGGCAACAACAAAAGATAAGGGTGCATTCAAGAAATTTGATATAGATTTAGAGTTTGGGCAACATTGGGAGCAGCATATAGATGAGTTATTTAGTGGTGCTAAGACTTGTGAAGTAAAGACTGAACGAGATTTGTGGGTTAACACAGGTAATATATGTATTGAACATAGTTCCTATGGTAAGCCTAGTGGTATAAATGCAACTACTAGTGATATCTGGGCACATAACCTAGTCAAAAGTAATGAGCTTGTTTGTACTTTAATGTTTAATACACCAAAACTAAAAGAGATATGTAGCAACTTACCACAAAGATTTGTTATGGGTGGTGATAATAAAGCAAGTAAGCTACAACTAGTTAGTCTACAACAATTATTAAAAGAGATACAAAAAAAAGAGGAGATTGTAAATGAGTAGTCCAGAATCAATATTATTAGAAATAGAACACGAAGAACAATTAAAGGCTAAAAGTTATCAGGTGGCTGGTAAACACTATGCAAGTAAGAAGATACAACCTATTGATTATATAATAGCTAATGAATTAGATTTCTGTGAGGGTAATGTAATTAAATATATTACTAGATATAAGGATAAGAATGGTGTAGAGGACTTACAAAAGGCTAAACAATAT